TTAATATTCCAGATAGTTACGTTTATCCCCTTACATTAGAAGTAACAAGAATCACCGCAGATAGCACCGACCCAAAAAAACAAAATAATTCTAAATGGCTTCAATACACAGAAATACAGGATAAAGCAGATAGATTTCCAAACACTGCTCATGTAGCAATAAGAGTTGATGCTGAACAGTTCCCACAAACGCCAAATGTCATGTTCCGTATAAGGGGCAGAAAGATAAAAATTCCTCATAATGCGTCTGTGAGATCTGATGGAAGCTTATCTTTCAGTGGTGTTTTTAATGGCTCTCTAAATTCAACAAGGGTTTATTGTAACGACCCAGCATGGGTGCTTTACGATTTGCTCACAGAGGAACGCTTTGGATTTGGGGATCATATTACGGAAAGTATGCTTGATAAATTCGCATTTTATTCAGCTTCTGTATATAACTCTGAATTAATACTTGATAACGAAGGAAGAAATCCTGCACCACGTTTTAGCTGTAATGCTGTAATTCAAAATCAGATCGATTCATATAAATTAATTGGTGAACTTTGTAGCACAATGAGAGCTACTGCTTTTTACGCTGCTGGAACAATAACTTTAACTCAAGATAGACCAACAGATCCAAGCTATTTATTTACTTATGCAAACGTCACTGAAGCTGGTTTTAATTATCAAAATCAATCTAAAAGTATTAAATACACTGTTGTGAATGTGCAATTTTTTGATATGAATAATCAAGAATTTGACTATGAAACTGTTGAAGATGAAATATATCCACCTGATAAATATGGATTTGTTGTTAAAAATATTAAGGCATTTGCAATAACTTCAAGAACTCAAGCCCAAAGATTAGGTCGCTGGTTTCTGTACACACAGGCAAATGAGGGTGAGATTGTTAATTTTACAACTACGATTGAGGCTGGAACATTAGTAAGAGTTGGTGCTGTTATAAAAATTGCTGATCCTGTAAGAAGTGGAGAAAGAAGAGGTGGCAGAATTAAAGCTGCAACTGCAAGCACCATAACTGTTGATGATTTTTCTTCCGCAACAGATTTAACTTCTTCTAATAATGCGAAATTATCTGTTATATTGCCTGATGGTTCAGTAGATCAAAGACCTATTAGTGGCGACATTATCAATGGAGTGATTCAATTAGGCGGTGACCCTTTACCTCAAGTTCCTAATTCTGGTTCAATTTGGGTTTTAGAAAATGATAGCGTTGAAACACAAACATTCAGAGTTATAAGTGTAACTGAAGTTCAAGCTTTGACATATCAAATTACTGCTGTTTTTCATGACAATGGTAAATATGATTTTGTCGAAAAAGATGAGCCTTTAGAAGAAAAATCAATTACTACTCTTACAGAATTAAAAGATCCACCTAGTAACCTTAATGTTGAAGAAAGAATTGTTGTTGTTAATAACAGAGCAGTAAGTAAAATTTTTATTACATGGAATCAAGTAGCTGGTGTTAATGAATATCGAGTTCAATATAGATTTGAAGATGGTAATTTTGTAAATACAACAGTTACTAGAACAAGTTTTGAGATTTTAAATTCTACTGCTGGACTTTATGAAATAAGAGTTTTTAGTTTAAGTGCCATAAGAAGGCCCTCTAACGTACCAGCGGAAGTTAATTTTCAAGCACAAGGTAAAACAGCAAAGCCAGCAAATGTGCAGAATTTAAGAATGGAACCTGTCAATGAAAAGTTGATTAGGTTGCGTTGGGATCAATCTACAGAACCAGATGTGACGCATGGAGGGTTCTGTCGTATCAGACATTCTCCAAAAGCTGATGGCACTGCTGTTTTTGAAAATGCTACAGATATTGATAAACTTTCTGGAAATAGCACACAAGTAGTCGTTCCTTATGTTGAAGGTGAATATTTAATTAGATTTGAAGATGACACAGGAAATCTAAGTGCAGCAAGTAGTTCAATTCTTTTAGATTTACCAGATGCTTTGGGAAGTTTATTAGCAGACACTCGAAGAGAAGAAAATGACACTCCAAAATTTCAAGGCAACAAAACAAATGTTGTTCGTGATGATTCTTTGAATTGTTTAAAACTTACAGACCCTAGTGCCAATGCAACAGGAGAATATGAATTTAAAGATATTTTGGATTTAGGCGGTGTTTTTAGTGTTGATTTAAAAAGACATCTTTTTACAGAGGGTTATTATCCTAATGACTTATTTGATTCTAGAACTGCTCTTATTGACACATGGGACGACTTTGATGGCTCAGAGGCAAACAATGTTAATGCTGAACTTTTAGTTGCCACCACTACCTCTGCTCCTAATGGTACAAATTATGCAGACTCAGATTTTAGTGGCAAGACATTTAACACATTTGTAAATGGAACATATAAAGCAAGAGGGTTAAAATTCAAATTAAAAATATCTACCACAGATATTGCACAAAACATTCAAGTTAAAGAATTAGGCTACACTGCAAGTTTCCAAAGAAGATCAGAGCAAGGTTCTGCAAGAAGTGTTGACAGCAGTAATAATCCAGCAGCTAAAGACATCACATTTGATAAGCCATTTTTTACAGGTGCTACAGGACTCACTGTAACTCCTAACAGTATTAAGCCATCTATAGGCATTACAGCAACAGATAATATTACCACTGGTGATTTTTTCCAAGTAACAAACATTACTTCAACAGGTTTTCGAGTAACTTTTAAAGATTCATCAAGTGCAGTAATAGATAGAAATTTCAACTTTTCAGTGGTAGGATTTGGGAAAGGTGCTTAATAAATGACTAGACCGACCAATACAGGTTCTGCTCCAAAAGAGACTGGAAACAATTATCACCCCGACAATGGTACTGGTGCTCAGGTAAGAGCAGCAATGAAAGATATATTTCAAGCTGTCAGAACTTTAAATTCTGGTTCTGGTGATCCTAGTGGTGCTGAGAATTTAGCTGCTTATCAACCACACATTGATTCTGATACAAATTTATTAAAAATAAGAAATGGTGCTAATAGTGCATTTGTTACTCTTGGCGATGTAAGTTTAACCAACTTTGGTTATGCCACACTTGCTGGTTCTACATTTACAGCGAAAGTTATTCATAACTATACAAATTCTTTAAATATTCCTGTAGGAAATACATCACAGAGGGACGGAACACCCGCTGTTGGTATGTTGCGTTATAATAATCAACTAAATCAGTTTGAAGGTTATAAAAGCACAGGCTGGGGGGAGATAGGTGGCTCTGGAACTGTTGGAGGTGGTACAGATCAGCTTTTTGTTGAAACAGATCAAAACATGACAACTAATTACGAAATTTCTGCCAATAAAAATGCAATGACTATTAGCCCTGTTATAAATAGTGGTGTCACTTTAACTGTGCCAAGTGGTGCAATCCTTGTTATCTTGTAGTTATGGCATTAAACATCAACGGAACAACTGGCATTTCTGGGGTTGATGGATCAGCTTCAGCACCAGTATTTACAGGGAATGATAGTAATACAGGACTTTCATTTGGAACAGATATTGTAAATATAAACACAGGCGGAACTAGAAGAATAAACGTAAACAGTTCTGGTCAGGTTGGTATTGGCTGTGATGCTGGAGTTACTCTTGATGTGCAATCTGCGGGTGGTAGTGCTGGCTGGCAAATGAGAGTAAAAAATGTAGGAGGTTCAAATGATAGCGGATTTTTTAGGGACGCTAATGACAATTTTGAATGTGTTTTAAGAAACGGATCTGGTGGACTTTCTTTTATAAAAAATAGCGGTGGTGCATCTACAGCAAATTTAATATTTAATACAAATAGCTCAGAACGTATGCGTATTCATTCGAGTGGCACTGTTGGTATTGGTACAACAAGTGATGGATTTAACGCGACTGATTATGGATTTGTATTAAGAGAAGACAATGAATCATTTGGATTTGTTAATACTGCAATATCAGTTTTAACTTTAGGTAGACAGAATGACGGTGATTGCATGAGATTCTTTAGGCAATCAAGTCACAAAGGTTTTATAAGAGTAGAGGCAACAGCTGGCTGTATTTTTGGAAATTTATCAGATTACCGTCTTAAAGAAAATATAGTTGATTTAACAAACGCTATTACAAGGCTAAAAGATTTACAGCCAAGAAGGTTTAATTGGATTGATGATGAAACTAATACAACGATAGATGGATTTATTGCACATGAAGCTCAGGCTGTAATTCCAGAAGCAGTTACAGGAACAAAAGATCAAGTTGATTCT